GATCTACAGGAAGCGGGGACGGAAGAGTAAGGCCTGTCTTAACCTTAAAATTCTTGTCAGCCATTATTACCTCAGATCAAATTAGATTATGGAGCTACTACTTCTTGCCAATTCAAATCTGCTTCAACCCATGTAAACATTTTGCCCTCTACTACAGGCATAGGTGTTGGAGCATCCCAAACACATGTCTGCTCATCTAGAACCCATGAAGGATATGGCTTTGGTGCAATAAATGCATCGCGTACACGATCAAACTTCATTCCAATTCCAGCGTAATTCTTTCTCATGTTTCCGTTATAGGATGTTTGTACCCATGTGCCACCAAGTCCAAGATCATCTGCAAGGAATTCTTGTCCTCTGTGTTCTTGATCATTTCCTACAACAAGTACTCTTACTACAATGTCGTTCTCATCTACTTCTGCGAAATGTGCCATTTTTTATATCTCCTTAGATTACTAGTACTGCTGCTTCTTCAGCAGTCAATGGTTGTCCAGCAATAAGTTTAGCTTTTGCTGATTCTTTTAAGGCCGCTTTTGCTGCCTCATCTGATTCACGAGCAGTTCTTGCTTCTTCTGCTGCCGCCATGTCGATCACACGCTGTGCGATTTCTTCGGCGGTCAATGGAACAATAGACTGTACTCCTGTTGAGCAATCTACTATTACTTTTGTTAATTCTTCTGACATTTTATGCCTCCATTATTTCTAATATCTACCATTTTACCATTTATGTAATGATAAAGCTATTAAATTTTATACTGGATATCTAACTATAACTATTCCTGAACCGCCGTTTCCACCGAATCGGAATGAATTTGGATACCAGGAACCAGCACCGCCACCGCCACCGCCAGTGTTTGCAACTCCTGTAAGTCCAACACCAAATATTCCTCCTGCAGCGCCTCCGCCAGAACCTCCAGCACCTATGTTGCCACCATTACGAGAACCACCGCCGCCACCTCCAGCAATATATCCAGAAACACCAGAACCTGTTGCAGTTAGAACTCCAGATAAAGATCCCCAGTTAGTAACAGAATTTGTACCTGGGCCACCAGCTCCAGTCTGACCAGAAAGAGCAGTCTGACCCACTCCTCCAGCACCTCCACCACCGCCTGCGTATTGACCTGAATGTCCATTTCCACCTGCAAATCCTTGACCAGAAGTTCCAGCACCACCAGATAAACCAATTGCTTGATCTCCTTCTCCGCCTCCGCCAGAACCTCCAGCACCTGCTCCTTGTACAGATCCATCTGATGTACTTGCACCGCCACCGCCGCCAACAGCAGCAGTTAATGAACCGAATTGTGAATTAGAACCATTTTTTGGTGATGCTGTTACTACTGTTTGTCCAGTTGCACCAGCTCCAATTGTAACAGTGATAGGTGATGATAGACTTTGAGATGCAAAAGCAATTACACCACCTGCGCCTCCTCCGCCTGCACCACAATAGCTATTAACTGATCCTCCTCCGCCACCGCCACCTGCAACAACTAATACATCTGCAGTAATAGCTTGAGTTGGAGTAAATGTTGATGATGAATTAAATTTGTGATACCAATAAGTACCATCTGTATTTATAATTCCTCCAGTTGCTTTAGCAGAAAGATTAGAGATATAAAAAGTGTCAGATGAAGTAAAAGTATGAATTGTGTTTCCGCCTGATGTAGTTATAGTTCCGCCAAATCCTCTTTGAGATCCCGCATAGCTAAGTACAACAATTCCTGAACCACCATTTCCGCCACGGGCAACGGGTTGATTAGTTTGTGCATCAGCTCCTCCACCACCGCCGCCAGTATTTATGCTACCATCTCCACCACTGGAAGTTACAGTTGTAGCACCAGCTCCGCCGCCGCCAGAACCCCCTGCTCCACCTGTTCCACCTGAAGGAATATAAGTTGTTCCTCCGCCTCCTCCTGCATAAGTAACTGATGCACCTGAAATTGATACTGAAAGACCAGCACCGCCAGCTCCACCACTACCTGATGTATCGCCTCCAATACCACCAGCACCTCCGCCGCCTGCACCTCCATAAGGACCTGAAGAAGCAGTGCTGTGTCCTCCTCGATATCCTTGAGTTGGTGATGCAGCGGCTCCTCCATTTGATCCGCTATTAAAATTACGAGCTCCACCGCCACCAGAACCACCTGAAGCACCAGCTGCTCCACCATTTGACAAATCTGATGCTCCTCCGCCACCGCCTGTTGCTGTAATAGTTGAGAATGTAGAATTACTACCGCTAAATGTTGATGGCGCTAATGCATTTCCGCCAAATTGACCCAGTCCGCCCGATCCAATTGTTACTGTATAAGTAGTACCTGGCTGAAGGGTTAATGCAGATTCTAATGCCGCTCCTCCGCCTGTTGCCGTAACGGTTGAACGTAAACCACCAGCTCCGCCGCCGCCTGCTTTTTGACTACCTCCTCCACCGCCACCTGCAACTACTAAATAATTAACTACTAAAGCGGATTGTGGTATTACACTATTACTTGCAGCACTTGCTGCAGACGTTCCATTTGCATTAGTTGCAGTTACTGTAAATGTGTAAGATGTTCCATCTGTTAAACCTGAAACTGTAATTGGAGATGATCCTGTACCTGTAAATCCTCCTGGACTAGAAGTTGCAGTATATGTTGCAGCTGCACCACCTGTTGCTCCTGCTGTATATGCTACGGTAGCACTTGCAGCACCTGATATAGCAATTCCAATTGTTGGGGCTTGAGGAACTGTTGTTGCTGTAACGCCTGATGAGGCGGAACTTGCAGAAGATGTTCCATAATTATTTGATGCAATAACTGTATATGTATATGATGTGCTAGATTGTAAACCTGTTATAACAACAGGAGATGTTGAGCCTGTTGCTGTATATGAACCAGGGGAAGATGTAACTGTATATGATCTTCCTAAAACTGTACCTGGGGTAAATGAGATTGAAGCTGAACCATTATTATATGCCCGCCCGCTTGGTGCATTTGTTGCAGTAACTGAAGTTACCGTTGAAGCAATTCCACCAATTTGTTCCCAACCATATGTTGCGCCTGAATAAACTTCTAAAAATCCTGTTTGTGTATTTGAATAGATGTCGCCAGTTGCTGGAGATGCTGGGCGAGATGCAGTATTTCCTCTTACAGGAGTTGCTGCAATTGCCGCATTTCTATTTGTAACTTCTGTAGCAATAAGAGCAGCCGTTTCTGTATCCGTCGCCAAAGTTGTGGCGGTGGATAGAACATTTGCTACATCTCTAGCTCTTGTCAATTACTTGCCCCTTAACTTAAAAGTAGTTTTGCTTCTTCTTCTGTAATGCCAAGTTTTTCTAGCAGTGCTGTTTTTGCTGTTGAATTATAAGCAAGTGTTATTGGATTATGTGCTGCAAGACCAGCCGCGGCTTGTTCTTGTGTTAAACTTCCACCAATAATTAGTTTATTACCAACAATATAAACTTCATTACAGCCCAGCTCTTCTTTAAGCTGTGTTCCATTAATTTTATTTGGTATTTCAAATTCATAAAAATTCATTTTAAGCTCCTAAGTATGTAAACGAACATCTTGCTCTATCTATTGTATTAGTTCCACCACCTGCAGATTGAACAACAATATTCCAGTTGAAATAATCAGTTGCCACACCAGTAACAACCAGCCCAACATTTAGCGTATCGCCTTGTCCGTAAGCATTTGCTTGACGAACTATTTGACCGTTAACTAGTCCATCTGCAGAAACAAGTTTTGAACCATTTTTTAATATGTAAATATATAAATCTGGATTGTGAGAAGCCAAACCAATATTTAGTTGGATTAGATACTTGCCATCATAGCCAGTTGGAATAGTAAAACGTGAAGGGTTGGTTACTGTTGAGTGAAAGTTGTGAGTATCTACTAATTCAGTCTGAGCAAAAGGAATAGCAACTTCGGTTCCAACTGAAGTAAATGGTGTATTTTGATCACTATTAATTGCAATACATCCAATAAAAGTTGGAGTTGTTGAAGCAGGGGTTGCCCATACTGGAATTCCCCCTGAAACTTTTAATATCTGGTCTGTGCTTCCAATTCCTAATCTAGCAGGTGTATTAGCAGCTGATGCATATAATATATCACCAGTTGTAGTCATAGTTGAAATACTTGGTGTAGTTAAAACTGGAGATGTTAATGTTTTATTAGTTAAAGTTTGTGCAGTTGTTTTATCTACTACAACTGAAGTATCTATTGCAAGAGTAGCTGATCCACTTGTTGACCCGCCGCTTAATCCTGTGCCTGCTACAACTGCTGTTATATCACCATCTGTTGCTGTATAGGCTAATGAGGTCCATGCTGTTGATCCGTCTCCGACCTTCATTTTCTTAGTGTCTGATTCAAATCCTATTTCGCCAGCTGTTAATACAGTATTGGCTGAAGTCCAGGCTGCTGCCGTTCCTCTTTTAACTTGAATTACTGTTGCCATTATACTGTTCCTCCATCAAATGTGTAACTTCCTGTTGTATCTATTGTACTATAAACATTACTATCATCTATTGCTCCTACTGTTCCGCCGTCCAAATTAGAAGTGGGCGGGATCGAAGAATTATCAGCTATTGCTCTTGCTTTACTCATAATATCTCCTTATAAGCCTAGTTCTGTTTTTAATTCTTCAATAGACAAACCAACTGATGCTAGTTTTTCTGCTACGGTTGGCTCTGTTGGAACAGGAGCAATATGAGCATCTAAGATTTGAATTGCTGTTGCAGTATCTGCTTCATCAACACCATTAAATTCAACTAAATCACCTGCATATACAACTACATCAGTTATGAATCCAGCATTTGCAAATTCTTGTGTTAGTAAATCTCCATTAATGTTTTTATTAAAAGGTATTTTTATCATGTTAAGCCCCCAGGTATGTTAATGTAACAGTGGACTGCGCCCTAATAGATGAGGCATTTCCATTATCTGTTCTTGTGTGAAATGTTATGTAGTCTGCAACAGATAAATCTAACACTGCTGACATTTGTAAAACAGTATTATTATTTCCTGTTGGTGCGCCACCAGGTGTATTTACAAATAATGCTTTGCCATAATCTCCTAAGTCTAAACCATTCTTTTTAACGTAGAATTGAATATAGCCAACTGCGCCATTTGGATTATCTATTCCAAGTTGTCCAGTAATTAACCACTTTCCTGCTTTTCCTGAAGGAACAGTAAATCTATCGTTATTACTAGAAGTGCTATGTATGCTACTTGTATCAAAATTATTTGTAGTATATCCAATTGCATATACTGTTGCACCATTAGCAATAGTTTGTGAATTAATATAAGAAGAACACCCAACAAATGCAGTTGCAGAAGAGGTGCCCCAAACAGGAACACCACCACTAACTTTTAATACCTGATCTGTGCTTCCAATTCCGAGTCTAGCAGGTGTATTTGCTCCTGATGCATAAATAATATCGCCTGTAGTAGTAGTTAATGTTTTTGCAATTGCTCCATTTGCCAGATCATATGCAGATTTTACTGCAGTTGGAGTTGCTGCTAAAACTGATGATGTTGTAGATGTTGAGTCAGATAATTGAACAGAGCCTCTTTGAGATGTAGATGCTTCTTGAATTCCTACTGTTAATGCTCCAGTTGATCCTCCGCCTGTTAATGGGGAAGTTGCTGTAACTGATTCAATATCTCCTGCTAATGTGACGGTTCCACCGAGAGATATAGCAGATCCATTTATTGTAATTGCTGAATTCGCCAATTGTGCATTTGTGACTGTACCAGTAATATTTTGAGCGGGAACTGAAGCAACACTAAAATTATTATAGCAATTTACTTGAACATAATCTGATGCTGCTAATGCTGATAAACCCGTAATAGATGTACCATTTGTAGCTGTATAATCATCTCCTCTTACTAGGAGGATTCCGTTCAAATATACTTGTTCTTGTCCAGGAGTATATGAAAGAGCTTGTGAAGCATTATCATATCCTGATAAACTTGTTTCCGCCCCGCTCATTGTTTTACGCCAAATAAGGCTTGTTAATACTCCATTAGGACTTGGATAAGATTCTATACTCATGCTGTCTCAACCCCCGAAATATGAAATTTAACATCTGTAGCTGTGGCAAATCCTGCGATAATCTTAGTTGTAGCAATTACTGTTTTAAACTGAAAGTTAATTACTGAGTTTGCAGAAATTGGAACAGCGGGAACTAAGTTAATTCCGTCTACTGTAATTGTAACATACTGTTGGTTTGCAGATGTATTAGATATTACTATATCTGTTAAAACTGATGTTGTTGAAGATGGTACAGTATAAAGAGTAGCAGAACTTGTTGCTGCCGCTCCTCTATAGAATAACTTTGGTGTAGCTGCCATTTAAAATGCTCCCATCAGGCTATATACTTCTGAATTTCCGCCACCTACTGTAATGCTTGTGGTATCTGATCCTGCATCATCTGTTAATGTAGCACCTACAAAATTTAAATTACGGCGGGGAGTTACAGAAACACCAGAATCTTGAATTAACTGGTTATACAGCTTAGCCCAAGATACATTTGTACCATCTGATTGTATCGTATAGTTTATAGTCCCACCGTTTTGAATTGGTAGTAATGCATTAAGGGCATTATTTGCTGTAGTCTGTCCAGTTCCACCGCTTGAAAGCGGTATAGTAGAAGTAGAAGAAATATTTCCACTAGAATCTGTTGTAATTACGCCAGCAGAAGACAAAGAGCCTATTACTAGGCCTGATTTAATCTTAAAGTCTTTAACTGACATTAATTACTCCTTAAAGTGCTACTTTGCTAAATTTAACTGTTACATTTGTAGTTGCTGCATCTGTTACAGTTAATTGTAATACTCCATTTGTAGAAGCTGTTGTAGCTGATACTACTACTCCTGCAATTGTTCCGCCAGTTTCTGTAATTGCAAACTCTGTCATATCTACAGAAGTTCCGTCTGTTTGAACAACTACTTTAGATGTTCTTACCTTTGAACCTTGCTTTAATGAAACCATGTATTCAATTGATGTAAATGCTGACAATGCTGTTGTATCTACAGTGGTTGCAGTATTTGCTGATACTGTTGCAGTTCCAGTTGTAATTGGCACTACTAGAGTTCCCCAGGATGCCGATGTTCCATTTGTAGTTAGATATTTTCCTGAATTTCCTGTTTGAGAAGGAAGTGTAATTGGTGCCGCCGCCCAAGATGGTACTCCTGAAGCAAGAGTTAATATATATCCGTCAGTTCCTGCTGCAAGTTTAGATAAAGTATTTGTGGCTGAAGAATAAAGAAGATCACCAGTTGTATATGATGTTAATCCTGTTCCTCCATTTGTTGTAGCAATTGCAGTTCCAGACCATACGCCTGTTGCAATTGTTCCAAGTGTTGTAATGCTTGAACTTCCTGCCCATGTTGATAATGCTGTATTTTCAACATTGCCTAAACCAACCATAGTTTTTGTGATTCCTGATACTGTCCCAGTAAAAGTAGGTGAGGCAATTGGAGCATATGTTGATGCCGCATTTGACTGAGTTAAATATGTAGAAGCAGCAGTACTAGAAGCTAATGCATCTGTAATGCCATATCCTGATAATGTTGTAGGAGTAGATGATATCTTCGACCATGCTAATCCTGTAATCCATGAAGGATTTGAATATGTACCAGTTGTAACAACGCCATTTGTTGCTGTATCTGCATTTCCTGCAGTTGCTGCTTTTCCTGTATATGTTGTTGTTGATAATACTTCTGTTCCCGCAATTTTTAATACTTTACCTGATGCTAAATCAAGATTTTCTGATGATGTCCAGGCGGAAGTTCCAGAAACCCAGTTGAATGTTTTATTAGTAGCACCGTTTAATGTAATTCCTCCACCATTTGCAGTTATATCTGTTGGTGTTGCTGTATCTCCAAGAACAATATTTTTATCTTCAATAACTAAATTAGTTGTATTAAGATTTGTAGTTGTTCCATTTACAGTCAAATTTCCAGATAGGGTTAAATCTGCTGCGGATACTGTTCCAGTAAATGTTGGTGAAGAAAGTGGTGCTTTATCTCCTAGTTGTGTTTGAATTGCTGATGTCACACCATCAAGATATCCTATTTCAGTATCTGTTACTCCAGATACTCTTAATTGAATAACTGATGAATCAACTGTAATTGTATTTGAAGCATCTGTATAGGTTAATCCGCTTCCAAGGATTGCTCCTACAGCATCTTGAGCTGCCTCATTGAAATCTAAAATTGTTGAAGCTGTTTGTGAACCTGTATGATTTGCACGAGCTAAAGGATCTGTTGCTAGTTTAGATAATGCAATTGCTGCAGATGCATTAATATCAGCATCTAAAATTGTTCCGTCTAAAATCATTGAAGAGGTAACTGTTCCCAATGGAAGAACTACTGTACCAGTAAATGTAGGAGAAAGTAATGGAGCTTTTAGGTCAAGCGCTGTTTGAGTTGCAGTTGATACTGGTTTGCCAGCATCGGTTGTATTATCAACATTGCCTAGACCAACCATTGATTTTGTTATACCAGACACGGTACCAGTAAAGGTTGGTGAGGCGATTGGTGCTTTTGTTCCTACCAATGTGGCAAGAGTTGCAGCGGTTGCTTCGTCGGCAGTAAGGGCTGCAGCTAATTCTCCAAGGGTGTCTAGAGCAGCTGATGCTCCGTTTACAAGGGCGGTTACTTCTCCTCTAACAAACGCAGTAGTTGCAACCTGTGTTGTGTTGGTTGCGGCTGCTGCGGTTGGCGCAGTTGGTGTTCCTGTTAATGTTGGTGAGGCTAGCGGTGCCTTAAGATCAAGAGCCGTTTGAGTTGCAGTTGATACTGGTTTGCCAGCATCGGTTGTATTATCAACATTGCCTAGACCAACCATGGTATTTGTAATACCAGACACGGTACCAGTAAAGGTTGGTGAGGCTAGCGGTGCCTTAAGATCAAGAGCCGTTTGAGTTAATGTTGAAATTGGCTTAGCGGCATCGGTTGTATTATCAACATTGCCTAAACCAACCATTGATTTTGTTATACCAGACACGGTACCAGTAAAGGTTGGTGAGGCGATTGGTGCTTTTGTTCCTACCAATGTGGCAAGAGTTGCAGCGGTTGCTTCGTCGGCAGTAAGGGCTGCAGCTAATTCTCCAAGGGTGTCTAGAGCAGCTGATGCTCCGTTTACAAGGGCGGTTACTTCTCCTCTAACAAACGCAGTAGTTGCAACTTGTGTTGTGTTGGTTGCGGCTGCTGCGGTTGGCGCAGTTGGTGTTCCTGTTAATGTTGGTGAGGCTAAAGGAGCTTTTGTATCAATTTGTGTTTGAATTGCAGATGTTACTCCATCTAAATATCCAATTTCTGTATCTGTAACATTTGCTACACGAGCTTGAATTGTTGATGTGTCTACTGATATTGCACCAGTTGTATCATTATATGATAGCCCTGTGCCTAAATTATTTCCAATTGCATCTTGTGCATTTTCATCATTATATGTCTGTGCACCTGTTAATGAAATTGCATTGCCAGCATCATTATATGATACTGAAATATTTGTGTGTGTGCCTGCTGCTAAAGCTGTAGCAACTGCATCTTGTGCTCTTTCGTCTGTAAAATATTTATTTGTTGATCCTTCAGAAAGCGAATCTGTACTTGAAGGAATATCTGATGTAAATGCTACTGTTCCATCAGCATTTTTAAATGTAATTGTTCTATCTGCTGTAGGGTTTATTACTGTAAGAGTTGTTTCAAATGAATTATCTGTTGAGCCTTCTACTATAATAGAGGATCCTGGGATTAAGGCATTTTTGCTATTGTCTAAACCTACAACTCCATCTACCGCCCCAATATCAGTAACTAGTACATAGTCTCCGATAGTTAAGTTGCCGTCGGGAACAATATTCATGTATGCTGTTATTTGTGTCCATGTGCTTGATCCGTTACCGAGCTTCATCTTTAAGGTATCTGTTTCAATACCAATTTCGCCTTGACGTAAGACTGGATTACTTGATACCCAATTTGCTGCGGTATCTCTTCTAAGTTGAATTCTAATTGCCATTTTTATGCCGTCCCTCCGTCAATTATATCATTATTTGGTGCTGAAGAGTAGTCTGAACTAGCACTTCCGCCATCCATTGAAACTAAATAATTACCAAATTCTACGTAATTACCATAATCTACATATTTAACAGATCCATCTCCTGCATAATGTTGATGGTCAAGTAATTCTTTTGGACCAGCAACATCATACCAAATCTCTCCGTTATAAACTTTTACTGTATTTTCAGAAGAATCAAAATAGGTTCTTCCTTGTGCTGGTGAAGCTGGTGACTCTGCAAGAACTTCAAATGAATTTGATGTCCCAGATCCTCCTCCTGATCCTGTTAATAAAGACCAAGTTGAACCATTAAAAATCTTTAATGCACCAGAAACAGTATTATAGTATATCTCTCCCGCATACGTACCACTTGGGTCTGTAGCTAAAGATGGCGGGGCAATCGTAGTTTTAAATTGCTTTGCCATGACTATCCTGTAATTACTACTCTATATGCTCCTGCTGTTGGTGCGGCTGCAAATGTTAATGTTACAACGCTTGTTGATGTATGATCAACATCTACTTCAACTTCTCCATATGGTGAAGAATTTGAATAAACTGAAACAACTACATCCCGTGTACCTAAATTATGTGTTGCTGTAAATGTATAAGGAGAAACTTCTGTTGTTGTTACATTAGAAGACCATTTACGTGCAATTGAGTGGTAGTTAGTGCCATCATTTGTAAGCCCCCATGTTGTTGCAGCTTGGTATGAGCCAGCTGATTCTCTCCATAGGATTTCTGTGTCTGCAGATGTTCCACGCTCTACTCTTACTCCAGCATCTACTGTTGGGGTTCCTGTAAAGTCGGTATTAAGGTTAATTTTATTATCAACAATATTTACCTGAGTGGTATTTACTGAGTTAATTGTTCCAGTTACGTTTAGGTTACCACCGACTGTAAGATTGTTGGTAATTGTTACGTCATCTGGCAAACCAATTGTAATTGCTGCTGTTTCCCCACCTGAACCAGATACTGTTACCTCGTTTGCTGTTCCAGCAACTGTAGCAATATATGCTCCAGTTGTATCTGTTCCAAGGGCAACTGAATTTGGTTCAACAGTTGTTGTAATTGTTACATTGCCTAGATTTGTAATGGTTCCAGAACCAGTTACATCTCCAGAGAGAGTAATGGTTGGATCATTAACATCAAAATTGAGTTTTCCAAGTGTGTCGTCATAAGTTACGCTAATACCATTTTCAGTATTACCTGAAACCATTGCTCCAACAACATCTTCAACGGCTTCTGTAAAGTCGTTTACCTGTGTAGATGGGATTGAAATATTTTGCTCTGCAGCAGAAGTTAACTGACCCTGAGCATTAACTGCAACTGTTGTAGTCTTAGTTGCAGATCCATATGTACCTGCAGATACTCCAGTATTCGTAATATTAATTGTTTCTGTATTTCCAGCATCGTTATAAGTTGCTGTAATTCCAGTTCCGCTTTGTACCAAAGCACCAACAATATCTTGTACACGCTCAGCATTTAATGTTACTGCTGCTGATGTTACTGTAAAGTCTGTTGAATCAAATGAAGCAACACCCTTTTGGGACGCTGTAGCATTTTTTGCAGTAATTGTAATTGTATTATCTGTTACCGCTGTGTCAATTGCGCTATCTCCAGTTACTGTTAATGTATCTGTTAATAGGTTTACTGTATCTGTACCAGTTTCTCCAGCAATAGAAAGTGCTGTTGCTACTGTTACTGTTCCAGCTGCAGTTAATCTACCTTGAGCATCTACTGTAAATGTAGGAATTGCTGTTGATGAACCGTATGAACCAGCGGTTACTGCTGTATTATTTAATGATAAAGTTGTAGTTCCTGCGGCATCATTATATGTTGATGTTAATGCTGTGCCTGCAAGTACGGATGCACCAATAATATCTTGGACAACTTCCGTTGATCCTGACATTGGCATCCATGGGCCGTCGGGTGAAGATAATCCATTGTAGTAGTACATCTTGTAATCAGATGTATCGTAGTAAATCTGTCCAGTTACTGGGCTAGATGGGGCAGCGCCTAAGTTCTGGATTCTAGCATTAAGAAGCTCATTCTTGTTGAGATCAACGCTAACTAAAAATTTTCTTGCCATTTGCTAACTCCCTTAAGACAGGTACGCTGTCCCTGAGAATGGTTGAGCCATTGTCAGTGTAATTGTGTTATTACTATTATAATCTATTCCTGTTTCTAAAACATCTCCTGCGCTTGATTTAATCGTAACATTTGGCTTCATGCCAAGATTATGATTAATTACGACAGAATATACCCCATTTACTGGGCCTGTTACTTGCGTAAGCTCCCATGTAACTTCTAGGGTCATATTTAGAAGGTAGCTTGTGGCTCCCGCCCAAGTTATATCTGTTGGCTTTGGACCATAGAATCTTGTTGTACTTTTATCATAGTAGAAGTCTCCTTCAATTCCGAAGTTTTCAGATGGAGCGCCTGTCCCATTAAGAATACTTTTTCCTCTTGGGCCCTGTGGGCCAGGAGTAGATACTACTACTTCATTGCTTGGAATCGTTACAACAACTGTTTCTACCATTAGATTGTCACCGATCTGCTAAGGGTTATAAATCCCTCTAGCAATTTAATTTTGTTTGCGTTTGAATCCGTCACCATAATGTCATATGATGATTTTGGATAGAACAGTTTATTTGTTTGAGTAGGGGTCATCTTGATAGTTAGTTTACCAAGTAGCGGGGTTATTACAATTCCACCTGATGGAGATGTTAGACTAAATGCTAATTTGCTTCCGCCTTTTGTATCACGGACTTGCATCTTTGCTGTTGAGCCTGTTAAGTCAATAGGTGATCCATTATTGTCTTTATATTCAACAATAAATGAGAAAGTGGCATTTTGATCCACTTCGAAATTCTTTTGTCCTGCCATTTGCTAGTACTCCTAAATAGGAAAACTCCTATGCTTATTTTAGCACAGGAGCTATCCTAACAGTAACTTTTAAATTACTTGTTTGTAAACCCGAATTCTTTATTTGCTGGGCTTAGAGCCTTAAGAATAACTGGAGCCACTGCGGCAAATCCACCCATCAAAAGATCTCTTGGACTGGTATTGCCAGTCATGTATAGAGCAATTGCTGCTGAAAGAAATGCACGTGCATAAGTTCCTAGCGCTGCTAAAATCTGTTCTGTCATAACAACTTTCCCATCTTTGTTTAAATCTGCTTTTGCAAATTTAGTCATTTTGTCATCTCCTAACAGGACACCGTGTCCTGTGAATTTGGCTTTTACGCCAATACTATTCTACCACTAAGCGGAAATATCCACAAGCTCACAATTTCCATCTGAGCTGCAGGCAAGCGTGGCATTGGTAGAAGTGCCATCTTCTGTCTCATAAAAAGATAAATCTTCCCATCGGATATCCTTTGGCATCTTTTCAACGAGAGCATCATATTCTGTTTTATCTACTTCTTGATAAGGGGCTTGCTTATACGAGTGATCTGAATGGGGCAAGAATGAAATTCCAGATACCTCATCAAAATGCTTATATACCCAAGCACCAACTTCCATCCATTCATCTTCTTTTACAGAAACCGTAATAGAAGGCTTATGCTCACACCATGCACGTTGGTAAACCAACCAAATATCTAGGTGCTCAATAGCAGTAAGATCATTTCTAACAATTGCACCCTCTGGTGCTTTAATTGGAAATGAAAATACGTATGTATCGTTTGGCTTCATAACATCATCTTCTACAGGAATTCCGACTTCCTTCAAAAATGTAGAGATTGGATCTCCTTTTGCTCCACGAACTGTACGAATGTAATATGGAGAATGCCAAGCATGCATTCCTGAAGATACCCCGACCAATTGAGATACTGTTCCTGATGGCTTTACACATGTAATAGCGGCAGACTCAGGAATCCCAATTTTCCCAGCCTCATCTTTATTCTTTGCTCTTGCTGATTCCCTAAGAGTCATTAAGAAAGTCTCTAGCGAGACAAGATCTTCTTTGCCTGACATAAACTTATGTCCGAATTGACCAGTTAGAGAAACACCTAGCAGGCGTTCTTCTTCTGTGTTGTCTTTCCAAATCTTTCTAAGATACTTAAAATCAGTAAGGGTAGACTGCCATGTTCCAAGAATGGTAGCAAGCTCTACCTTGCGTTCAATCTCTTTCTTTGTATCATTTTCACGTAGTACGACTTCTGAAAGATTACAAAACTGGTAAGGACGTAAGATAATCTCTGAGCACGGGTTAGTTCCGTAGTGTATATCTGGATCTCTTCTTCCATACTTGGCTGCTTGGGCTTGAGCTGCGGCCACATTGTATATGCCTCGTTCTCCTGACTTTGAATCATATAAAGATTTCCATTCTGCAATAAACTGCTCCATGTCTGGCTTGCGTGAGTACGCAACAGAGTTATTAGACAAAGCACGTTGTGTATTTGCTTCCCACCAATTGCCTGACTTAGCTTGTGCCATTTCAATATCGTTGATATTAGAAAGAGAAATCATTGCTGATCGACGAACTCCGCCTACAACAACTACTTCACCAATTTTGCACATAATATCGTGGCATTCAATTGGCTTAAGGTTTCTTCCTGTTGCATTCTTAAACTTTGCAATTGTAAAATCAAATAAGTTAATAAGTGGTTGCGGTCCTGATGATCTTCCACCCATTGTCTTAAGTCTTGCACCTGCTGGTCTTACCTTAGAAACATCAATTGCTGGAATTTGTCCAGACCAAAGTAGTGCTAGAAGTTCACGATATGCTTTTGCCCATCCTTGTTTTGAATCTTCTACTGTAATTACCGTAGTTGATTTTTCTAGTGATTCTGGGACGGCAGGAAGTTTATTAATATACTTATACTCAACAGAAAATCCTACTCCTGTACCACACATAAGAATATACATAGTTTCGTCAAATGAACGTGCAGAGTCAACTGGAAGAAATGCACAGTTATATCCTGCAACGTTATCTCTTTCTAATGCTACTCCTGAAGTCATAACAGAGCGCATAGAGGGCATGACATTTCGTTCGAATACACCATTTTTTAATTCCGCAACAAGCTTATCATTTGGAATGTAATTATAATTCTCTTTTAGATGGTTTAGCATAAAGCTAAAATATCTATCTACTGTCTCACCCCATGTCTCACGGCGATTATCTTCTGATATCCATCTTGCATATCGGGATAACGCAATAAAATTTTCGTATGGGTTTGCAATAGTCTTAGACATTTTATAGTACCTTTTTCTCCGCCCAGCGGTTAATTTAAATTTAGTGTGAAGATCCTATTCTACCAAAGAACAGTTAAAAGGGGAAGCCCTAAGAAAACTTTTTAGATAATCTTTCAAAAGCTTTCTTGGTCAACTGATCCCAATTATAATCTTCATGTATTTTAGTTGACTGAGCAAAATAATAACCAGAGTAAGCATTATAATTACTTGATACTTCTAGCATTAGATCTTCTAAATGTTTTGCATCAGGTTTAAACATTTTTCCTATATGTCCATCAGATATAAAGTTTGGCATAGTCTCATCTGTAAGTTTAGATTTTAATTTAAGCGGTCCCATATAGTCCACATAGTGAGACCAATCATATGTAGATATAACGGGCATACCTGTTGCTAATCCTTGTAATGGAATAAAGCCGAAGCCTTCTCCCCATGTGGGATAAATTAAAACATGATGATCATGATAAAGCTTTACAAGATCATCTTCACTAAGCTCGTCAGTAATCATATCTATATTGCTATATAATTCGTGGGGAAGACCAATAATACTTTCTTCATCATCATATACTCTAACTGTACTAAACTTGTGAGCTTTAATTGTTAAATGATAGTCTGGATTATTGCCAAAGAGTTTTATAAAAGTATTTACTACTAATTGCCCGTCTTTTCTAGGTGAAGGTTCTCCAACATGTAAAAATTTTATTGGCTGTCCTGCATTAACAAATCTTTTCTTTGGAGTCCAGGTATCTTCAATGCCATGCGGGTATACATATATTGGTTTAGTTATTCCATTATCTTTAAATACTTTAGCGCACCAATCTGAAGTAGTCCAAACTTCGTCGCATGCATTAAATCTTTCAACCCACTCTGGCTTCATTTCTGTTGATTCCCATGGGGTATATGAAATTTGATATTGTTTTCTGTGAAGCTTAAAATGTTGTGGCTGAGTAAAGCTTAATTGAATATCAGCTTTAGGATCAGCAAAAGTTACGTAATGTCCTAGATTATTTAAAGACTTAACTATATTTTTCCCCGCGTAGCCATAACCAACCGCAGGATTAAGTCCTGACTGAATAGTATAATAAGATATATTCATGTTTTCTTCCTAGTTGACTGGCTTGACAGGCTTATCCTATCAATGTTATGATTGTAGTTCGTTATCTCTAGAGGAGGAAATGCCAATGGAGAAAATAAAACAACAGGTGAGTGATCTGGCTCACAATATAGTTACAATAGTAATGATAACATTATTTTTGTTTCCTGTACAGCCAGCAAGCGCACTAATAGTAAAACCTTTAGTGAAAACTGAAGCCCAACTAAAGCAAGAAGTCTTAGATAGTTTTAGTAAAGAGATTTACAAGCCATCTGAGATGCTTACAGACAAAGAGCTAGTTCTACTACTCAAGACTGTAGGATTCGAAGGGGCAGGCCTTAAGAAAGCTTGGTCCATAGCAAAGCGTGAATCTAATGGAAGACCGCTTGCATATAACGGGGATAAGAAAACTGGAGATAGTTCCTATGGAATATTCCAGATAAACATGATTGGAGATCTCGGTCCAAAAAGACTAGAGAAATTCAACCTAAAGAGTAACAAAGAGTTATTCGACCCAGTAACTAACGCAGAGATAACGTACTACATGACTGATGGCGGCTCAGATTGGTCAAGCTGGAAGGGTATGACCCAAAAGGCTAAGGAATGGCTTACGCAATTCCCAACTGATGCAAAGAAGTAGGATAGATGCAGATACAATACGTATCTAAGTACATAGCCTTATCAGAAGAGGGCCTTGTTCCTAGACTTGAATGTCCAATGGATCAAGGTCCTCTTTTCCCTAACCAGGACGGTGAGGACAAGGTATTTATTTATTGCCTATCCTGTGAATATAAAAAATTCCTTGGAACAAAGGATTATGACGATATAGTAAGGGCGGTAGAAAATGCTAGATGAATGTAAAAATGGGCAATGCGCCTGCGAGCAAGAAGAAAACTTCTTTCATGTTAAAGTGATTCCGCAAAATAGTGCAAAAATAAGTGCGGCGGGAGAAGAGAGCTTTTCTTCATATGAGTTTGAAGCAACTACCCTATTAGAGAAAGACTCTATGGGGCGTGAAATATTTTGGAATGATATGGGGAGGCCCTAATGGAAGAAAAAGAATCTCAATCAATAGAAGATAACTTGCCTATGGTGAATTATATAATGCTTCACCGTATTTATGACATGCTTACAATCATGGCAAATAAAGCAGATCCTGAAAAGACAGCTAAAATGATTGAATATCATGAACAAGGATTCCTTCTTGGACCTGCACCATCATTTACCCCACCTGAAGAAGAACAAGTCAACTAGGATGCTTGACATATAAAATAATCCATATTACAATTAAGATGTGTAGGTGATGGCGGCAACGTCTCCCTATATAATGTGTAGTAATACACTAGAAATGCCCAATCGGATCCGCCTCTGATTGGGATTTTTTCTTTTATATAGATAGTATATGGACAATACGGACATATAGTGCAATAAGTGCGAAAAAAGTGCTTCGGCGAAAGAACAGCCCATATCCCCATCTGCAACATTTTTTAGAATATGCCTTATAAGCCCTCTACGGGGGTTTTAGAGCCCTACTGGGTAATATTTGGTATCTCCGTAACAATGCACCCTTAAAAGGGCGGGAGAAAAAAGATATGGGAATTACTTTTAGTATTATAGATTTAATGCAATATGCTCAATGTAACCAAGATAGCTAGTAGAGACCAGAAGTATTATAGATCTTCCTTATCAATATCTTCATCTAGGTCAAAATCAAATATTTCCATCTGTCCCGCCCATTTTAAAAATTTAGACAAAGCTACACCTGATAAGATTGCTGTCGCAATTAACATAACTAAAGCTGAGATAGACTTTGTCTTACGTTGTATCTTCTTCATTTGGATTCTTCTTTAGATCTCATTATATGGGCATACTCCATGCCATGTGCCATACAGTAACCAATAGATGGATCATCTTTTCTGGTTACCAATATTGGCAATTTGCATGTAGGTGAGTAACAGTTCATAATATTATTATACCATAATCCTAGTCAACTGCAATTCTATCAGCATGATCATCACAATAATAGATCTTTTTGCCATCCATAGTTACTTTAGATGTATATGAGAGATTATCACAGTATGTACAGAATTTCATTTTTCCTTCTTCCCGTTTTTTCTCATATATGTTCTTGCTCTATGACAGTTTGAACAAACTATCTCACACTTGGCTATTTCTTCATCCAGTCGTTTCTTAGATAACGTGTTGATGAGTTCTGCCACATTTGCTTGCTTAGTTCCACGCACATGATCAAAATCCATCATGTAGTACGGATAAGATATCTTACAATCCATACATGGGTTTTTTTCTTTTAAATCTTTTAAATATTGTGCCAGATGTTCTTTTTGTTTCTTGATTGATATCTTCTCTGGAGACATAGCATAATTATATAATACTTTTTATTCGACTACAGGCTCCAAAGGAATTACAATATCAGAATTCTTTTTATCTTTCTTGGTAAGCTTGTTTCCTTTATAGACCTGCATTGAGTCCATGAAAGTAACTTCTCTAGATGTTACATATCCACCCTTATCATCTAGTTGATCTCTAGCGGTTATTTCATCTGCCGCCAAGATCTGAATAATCATTTCTACCTTGTAAGTAAAACAAGATGTGTTTTCGTTTGACATATATATATCCTAGTCGACTGCTTTTTAAGATTCTATTAAATGTTAATAAAATATTTTTTTAGACTTATAGCTTCTATATTTGCTTTTATCTTTTTAATGATAACTTCCAGAATTTAAGCATACAACCCCTATACCCCAATAAAGAAAAATTTATTAGGCACCCCGAAATTATCCTGTTATAAGCAAGTAATTCATCGGTTAGAGCTGTAGCTTTTATCTGAAAGTAATTGTATACTTACAACTTCCGTCATCATCGCACTTGAAGTTTAACCCCTTGATATTATCTCCGAAAACTGTCCAAGGTGTTTAGTATACCATTTGGAATTTTCGCAAGTCAATAGATCAAAGTCACTTTTGAGAAAATGTTAATATATTTTTAATTTGTATGATACACACATTTATAAATGTCCGTTTTGCCCGATACCGCGCCCATGACCCCCTGACCTTGAGCGTGAGTGTGACCCTTATCACATAAATAGTTTAACAATACTCATGAGTAACCCCCCTATTTGTCAGTCCCCCCTGCTAGGATAAGAGTATAAAGAAAATCAAGAAAGGTTCTTGATAAAGAAAGGAAAACAAAATGTTTTCATTGAATTACACAGTAGGTTTATCATCTAGCACCTGCCTAGTCCCTAGCGAGGAATACGCTAACGAGTTTCTAGACCTAGTCGCTAAGACTAGAGTCATAGACACAGTAACTCTAACCGAGTTACCTAACTACAAGCCTAGCAAGCGTGTAGTGTTCGCTACTACTAGAAGTTGGGAGTGAGGTAACTCACACTCAACCTAACGGCGTGTCGCTTGATAATGTCACCCCTATACGCTACAATTCCTACTATAACTACTAACGAAAGGAGTCACACAATGACTCAACCTAAACTCTCTCCTCGCTTAGAGGAGATACGCATAGCGCAACAGGCTCGCTATGCTGAACAGCGTGAAGCCTTTGCTAATCGTGAATTACTTAACACACTTAATCGTGCTAATCAAACTCTAAATAATCTATACCTACTAACGAAAGAAGAAAACTAATGACTATCACTTACTCACTATGGGACGGCGCACAATTACTAGGCGCAGGGCTTACCGCTAATAGCGCAGACGAAATGAATAAGGTTGTAGCAGACCTACAAAAAGTTTCCACTAATGTAGTGGCACACATGCGAAAGGTAACACAAAACTAATGATGACTAAATGGGACACTATCCAATTAGATGTAGCAGACCAATACATCTACATAGATGAAGAAGAAGCCTATAATAAGGCACTAGCAGAAGGCTTAGAAGTAAGCACACAATATGATGAAGATGAAATGTCTAAGTCCCTTACACTAGATTGGAATGACTAATGAAAATAGAATTAGATAGCTTTGGATTTATGTTTAATACAGAATGGGCTTATGTATCCCTATCGTGGGAATTACTAATTGCTAGCGTTTTGCTAGGTGTTGCTTATAAGTTTTATAAAATAAGAAAGGCTAAGTAATGACTACTAGTCGCATACTAACTACACTAGTACAAGTAGGTATCGGTATTCCCGCCCTACTTATGCTACGCCTAGTAATTCGTGATCTAATTCACAATAAATTAAACTAGGATAACGGCGTGTCGCCTTGACAAGGGCGGCATCTGCCCCTATCTTTTGTGGGCGTTATCCACAGGCTATTAAGGATCTGTGGATAAGTGCCCTGAAAATGTGAGATTAATCACAAAAAAAAGATTTCCGACACGCCCGAAAAACAGGTCAAAATGTCAGACCCCCCTGCTATAATTCCAGTATAAAGAAAAACAAGAGGTAAAGAAATCCTCTAAAGAAAGGAATTCAAAATGAATTCAATGTTCGAAAAGTTCGCTACTGTTAGCGATTATCCTAGAGGTTTAATGAACCTCTGCCCTTGTGGACAGGTTGTCCTCGCTCCTGCTAAGTATCACGCAGGTTTCGCTTGGTGGGAAAATCCCAACAAGTGTAAAGAATTATTTGAGGGGGTCAAGTAATGACTATCTCAACAATGTGCAAAGAGCACAACCCAATGAAATCTGCTATCTCAGAAATTGGAGATGAGCAATTTACTTTCTGTCAAGATTGTGAAAATAACATTGAACGTTACTACTATGATGGTGACCCTGAGCAACTTCCTATGTGGACAGATTGGTATGTGTCTAAATGAAATCACAATTTGAATTAGATTTAGAAATCAAAGAAAGTTTTATTGATTTATTAAATGATGTTTATCCTACTGTAAAAATTGGTTACTCTACTTTTACTCCCGCCGAAATTTTAGAATGTTGCGACCCAATCGCATTTTCTATCGGTTTAATTGAACATGAAGATTATTTAGCAGAAATGGAAAATGAATAATGGAATTTTATGGATTTGAATCTGCAATTGAATTGGATCATCTTACCGATGAGCAAATTTTACAATTAGAAAAAATATTTGAAGATTATGAATAAATAACGGCGTGTCGGCTTGACAAAAGCTGATGCGCCCACAAGGGTGCGGCGTCGGGCGTGTCGTTACTTGATCGTTATAAAATTCCCTGAAATTTACGGCGTGTCGATTTGACAGACAAAACGGACATTTGCGTGTGACTTTTATCACACGGCTTGAGCGTCTCATTATTTGGAATTACTGGCTAGTAATGTGAAAATGTCAGCGGGTTCGTGTATAATTCCATTATAACCAAACGAAAGAAGGAAAGAAATGTCAGCAAATGTCTATACTATCGAGGATTTACTTATCGGTAAAAACTATCGCTCTCGCTCAGTAGAGGGAGAAATTATCTCAGCAGAAAAGCACCCTGCTTGTGTTCACTATGACGGCGCGGAAGCGTATCTTGTAGAGGTTCGCCCTGCTTATTCAACGACTAGCGGAAAATCACGCTGGTTCGGAAATAGTGTTTATCGCACTCTAGCCGTAAAGGTAGGTTAATAATAAAATGAACCTAGACGAATTCAAAAAACACGTTATTGCACAACGTGAGGAAAGCAAGGCGAAAGCCTTGTCAGTCCTATCTGCTACAATTACAATTCAACCAAACGAAAGGGAAAACCTAAAATGAGTAAAATGAAAGAGTATGTCGAAATTATCGCGGCAAATTGCGATGAATGCGGTGGCGCTGGATTTGTATTTTTCGGTGACGAAAATAATTACGATGTAGAGCCTTGCGAATGTATTGCAGATTTATCCGATGAATTAACAATAGATTGGGTAAATGAATAATGTATAAAATAACTTGCGCCTATGATAGCAACGCACCGCATTGGTCTGCCGAATACGAAAACGAATTTGGTGCATGGGAAAACTTTTTCTTATTTATCGATTGGGGATTTGCAGATGAATACTCAACTGTTAATCTTTACACGCCAACAGGCAAATGCTATACAAAAGTTTTTTATCGTAATGGAATGGTGGCAGTAAAATGATGACACGTAAAGATTATGTAGCGGTTGCAGAAATTCTAAACTATGCAAGCGATAAAACGCACCCTGCTTTATTTTCTAAAATCGTAAATGATTTTGCGGAAATGTTTGCGGTTGATAATCCTAGATTTGACATAACTAGATTTCATAAGGCGAGTGGGTATAATGTTCCTAACT